AGTCGACTATACACGCGATATCAAGTCAGGACTACGTGACGATATCCTTGCGATTGAAAAGAATGTTGATCGCGTAGAGGATGCGATGCGTCAACAGGAACAGGAAACTCGTGACGCAATTACTCGAGCTGAAGAGCGCTTTGAAAACAAGCGTGATGCTCTTCAGAACGACTATGATGAAAAGGCTAATAGACTTTCAGAGTCCAACACATCTCGCATGGACGATCTTACAAATAAGATGGAAAGAGATATGAAGGATCTCGAGAACAGACTGAACAGTAAGCTTCAGCGTGCCCTCGACAATCCTCTTGCAAATTAACACCTATAGGTGATATTAACTCTCGTAATTATCATGTATATATAATTGAATGAGAGCATAGTGAAGGACCTTCATCAGGTCCTTTCGTGCATCTGCGGAAGTACCTTTCTTTCCATAGCGCTGAGCGTATTTCAGAACATTTCCAACGCAGAAGCCGGTTCCATGACCACCGTCAATGATGAACTCGGTAGCCTGAAACTTATCTTTTGAGTAGTGACCACTATAGGTTGAGTCAATGTAGTTCTTAAACTCTTGGATGAGTTGACCTTCATTGAACTTATAGTTGATCTCTTCACTTTCAGGCACAAGCGAAATGTCAGAATATTCTGATAGATCATAACCTAGATCAACAAGATATTCATCAGCCTCGGGCCCAGTAGGAATCCAGGCATCGACTGCCGAAAAATCGCCAGGTTGTGTATGAGGCTTGAGTTTCTTTTTCATGAGTTTCTCCGATATATAAAAGCTTTCAAGATGCGAGCGTTTTCAATGCCGCCTACCACATTTCCCCAAGTATCATACGACACTTCGCCTTTGGAATTTGCCCAAGAATAATAGGGATGCTTGACCTTCATTTTCTTGTAAGGCTTACGTCCACGTAGGACAACACGCCAACGATAGTCAGATCCACTTTGTCGACTCCACTGATTGAAACGGGACACCATTTCCTTTACCATGCGAAGTTGATCCATGTCGTCTTTATTCTCACGATCGAAAGTGCCGACGAAAGCATCCCCATTATAACGCTGCTTTTCAATTCCCATTTTGACTCTCCTCATAATGACGTTCAGCAACATACGCTGCGTAATCGCTGAGATCGTTATGAATTGTTTCGTACTCATCAAGAGCAGACCGACCTTCAACTGTCATTGACTTGAAGGTATTGTTAACCAAAGTAATGAACTCATCACGAGGCAAGTTGTAGTGCTGCTGCGCGAACTCCTGTCCTTCAAAGACTGCTTGACCCATCTTACTCATAGTTGATCTCCTGCTTTATATGTTAACCATCCCATAATTATACCACAGAATCCACCAGAAGTATACCAAAAAATTTGACTAAGTGTCAAAGAATTTTCCATACACTTGCCATCGCAGTCTGCGCCGGCTACACCAAGAATCAAGACGATTCCACCGCCAATCATTAGTCCACCAATAAAACGAAGTAAGTTAGACATTATGCTACCTCCTCAACAGTTACGCGATATTTCTTGCCATTGTTGTCTACCATTTCAATAGTCTTTTTGGTGGACATGAAGTATCCTTCAGTAGGATGAAGATCGTAGCGAGGTGACGCTACAGTGTTGATATAAGAATTATCAGGGATTGCATTTTGAACAATGCAATGTGCGATGTAATCACAGTAAGCTAACATTATACCAACTCCACACGTTCGTCATATTCCATCATTGAAGTTTCGAATGGGACATAACCGATGTCACCAACACGACCACCTTCAGTCTTACCAGAATCTTCAGTGATCTCGATTGTGTAACCAGCGTACATTTCGAAGCCATGAACAGGATGCTTGATCATACCCTTGTCGATAACCTTACCAACGATGTAACGATCAGTCATACCAATGAAATCATAAGACTTGATAGTCTGACCAACGGTAGCGAGAGATTCGAATTTCAACATGGTAACTTCCTCATTTCCTCATTTGATAGATATATTATACCAAAGGGAAACGAGAAAGTAAACCATTTTTTTCACTTTTTTTGAAAAAAGTTTTTGTTACAAATCAACAACTTATGTCTGATACGGAAAAATTTTAGAAATTACCTTCCCGCATTCAATCGCGAGATCCATATGTTCTCGCTGAGTACCGTTCTCAGACCGTAGTTCGATATAGTGGATCCAACTACGAAGAGTGCCATTGACATACAGACGAGATGGAGTCATACCTTCTGGCAAAACTGATCGAGCCTGCTCCTTCGCAATACCATTCTCAATCGCCCATTCGTATGCTTGCATAGCTCGCTGCCAGACAGCACGCTGATGTACTGCCCACGTATCGTGTAGACGAACATCGTCATGAACGATACTATTCTGCCGGTTCTTTGGATCCTGCAGACGAGCTTTTCTTATAAGATAATCTTCACCAATATCGCGGATATCAGCATACCGCTGAGAAAACTCTTGAAATGAAAACGAACGGTGACGGAGGAGTTGTCTTGCGATGTCTCGAGTTGTTTCAATTTCAAGACAGGCTGAGGCCATTTCGAATGGTGACCAGTGCTTGTGCTTGATGAGATATCCAAGTAGGCGTTCCGCTGTTTCGTTGTTAATCTGGTTCTCTGGATTGGAGACACGGGCGCAATACGCGATGAGATCTTGTACATCGTCGATTCCAATAATGGCTCCACCTGTTTCAGCACCCGGTGGTTGACTGTAGCTGATCAGTCTGACTTTCAATTTCTTCTTCCTTTTCTTCTAGTTCTTTTAAGATTGCTTCTACTGATTCCCGCAATATAGAATTAAATCCTTTCTCAATGAGAAAATCTCTCGCTTCAGCGTCAATATCTAAAGAGACGATTCCATTGTCAGAATCGTAGCTTATTACGTCCATCTTCATATTTACCACTCCGGTGCAGTGTATTCTTTACTTTTCGTGTATACCGCAAATCCGTCTAACCCGTATGCTGGGCAAACGAAAATATTTACGGGTAACCCCATAGAATCCTTTGAACCACCTTCTCCACAGATAAAGTAGACACCCTCAAGTTTATCTGCTTTATCGTGTTTCAGGATAGTTTTCAGTTTCTGAAATAGTTCATATTCCTTTTCTGTGATCTCAACCATCGGCCCACCTAATTTTCTTTCCATAATGTTCTTCAAACTGTTCAATGAGTGTATCATATGGCAACAGCTCTTCAGTTTTTAAGTCCCAAAGGTAATCGCCGAGAGCATTCCAGTCCTCACCATGCATCGGTGCAACACCATATTCCAAACCCCAAGGTTCATCAGGCACACCTCTGATATCAATACGACCAGCACTATAATAGGTTGTCGGTTCAACACTTCCTTCTTCTAATAGTCCTCGCTCACGATACCATTTGAGATTGACTGGACCCATCCAGTTGGTGCTATATGAAATCACAATTTAAAGTCTCCAAATTTTTCTGCAGATACACGATCTCCAGATGGAGATTTATCAAACACTGGAGTATCATCCATTAGTGTTTGCTGAGACTCCTCAACATCATACAATCTCATCTTAGCACGATCGATGCCAATAACAAATCTTCTATGATGTGTTGGATCATTATATCTATTCTTTAACTGTTTGACCATAATCTGACGATCACGTTCGAGTTCCTCTGTTGAGATCAGAGCAAACATTAGATCCGCGGTAGCGGGTAATCCAAAAGACTCGGACGTATCTTCAAGCCCAACATCCGTGTTACCATAACCAGAACGAGTCGTCTGCGTTGCAGAGAAGACCGGTACGTCGAACTCGACCGCAAGACCACGTAACTCTTCAGCAATTGCCTTAACGTAAGTGTATGAATTGATTGCACCACCCATTCCCTTCATTCTCGACGAAGCACAAATATTCAAGTAATCAATAAAGATGATATCCGGCTTGAACTGCTTCTTTAGTTTAAGTTCATTCAACAATGCGCGGAAGTGACCGGCATGAGCAGAACCAGTAGGATATTCCTTTACGATCAGTCGACCATTTGTCTTACGAGCAAGATCTGCGACTTTGGATGTAAACATATCTTTCGACATATTT